TAGAGCAACCGATTATGCTAAGGCAGCACATACAGGAAACTGGGAAGATGTTTGGGCAAAACAAAAATGAAATCATTTAAAGAAGTGATGGCACCTAGGCATTATGCAGATGGTGCTTTAATATCAGCAAAGCTACCACCCGCGTATGAAAAAGCAAAGGGTGAAAAGAATTGTGCTAATTGCGGTGCTTATGTACCTGGCACAAAGTATTGTAAAACTTGGGATGCTAAAGTGCGCCCAGAATACTATTGTAAAAAATGGGTGAAGATAGAAAAGTAATAACCTTTGTCGAAAGACGAAGAGAAATTTGTAATAAATGCGAACACCTCACTACTATAATTGGTGCTAAGGTATGTAATTCATGTGGTTGTTCTATATGGGCAAAAACATTATTACCTAATACAAAATGTCCTGAAGGAAAATGGAATGCCGAATAAATTTGATAATGCACATATGATTGTAGCTGAGACTTACGCTAAGTTGTCATCTGCTAAACGCTTACAGGTTGGTGCTGTTGTTGAGAAAGATAATAGAATTATATCTATTGGATACAACGGCACGCCTTCTGGGTGGGACAATAATTGTGAAGATATATTTGAAGAACATTCAACATATATAATTGATCCCGGCGGCCCGGAATATCCGACAACTACTATTAGTACAAAAACTAAAAAAGAAGTTATTCATGCAGAAATGAATGCTATTGGTAAGCTGGCGCAATCCAATGAGTCGGGATTAAATGCTACAATGTATATTACCCATGCACCTTGTTTTGATTGTGCAAAACTTATACATATAGCAGGCATTAAGAAAGTATTCTATAGAAATAGCTATAGAAATAATGATGGTATAGAATTTTTAAATAAATGTAACATTGAAGTGGAGAAAATATGAGTGCAAATAAAAGAATTGGAATCACTTGTTCTACATTTGACCTGTTCCATGCAGGTCATGTAATTATGTTAGAAGAAGCAAAGCGTCAATGCGATTATTTAATTGCTGCGATTCAAGTCGATCCAACACTTGATAGAGAAACTAAAAACAAACCGGTTCAGTCTATTATTGAAAGACAGATTCAGGTATCAGCGTGCAAGCATGTTGATGAAATTATAGTATATTCTACAGAAAAAGAACTTGAAGATATCTTCATGGCTTTACCTATTGATGTTCGCATCTTGGGTGAAGAATATAAAGATACTGAATATACAGGCAAAGAGATTTGCATGAAACGAGGAATAGAATTATACTTCAATAAACGAGATCACTTCTTCAGCTCATCTGATTTACGTCATCGAGTATTTGACGCAGAAGCTAAGAAAAGAGGAGCACAATGGCAAGAAAAAACTACGAATGCGTCGAATGCGATGCACTCTTCAAGATAAGTCACACACTTGACGAAGATTACTACACAGTAACTAATTGCCCTTTCTGCGGAGCAGAGATGGAAGATAAAGAAGAGGATGACGAAGACTTGTCCTAAATGCAGTACTGTTCATAGCAAGCCCGGAACTTTTTGTTCTCGGGCTTGTGCCAATTCCCGCCAATGGAATGAAGAACAAAAGAAAGTCTTTTCAGAAAAGCAAACTGCCTATATGGCACGCGATGAATCTGAAGAGCATAGATATAAGAAATCTATACAAACTCAAATGCTGCGCAAAGCTGGCATTATGGGTGCCGGCGAAATCGCCGAAGACGCCGAAGATATAATGACCAACCCGGATGATTATTTCTTTGTTCCACCGAGAGATGATGGTGATAACTTTTCTGATGGAAACGACTATTGGGAGACCGTATAAATACTAATTTAGCATTGGTATTTAAATGTGGTTATACGATAATAAAGAATTAGAAGTTATTCCTGAGGATGCATATGGTTATGTATACTTGATTACTAACACTGCCACGGGTCGTAAATATATAGGTAAAAAACTATTCTGGTTTCGTAGAACAAAGGTAGTTAAGGGTAAGAAAAAAAGAATAAAAGTAGAGTCAGATTGGAGAGAGTATTGGTCTTCATCTGATGAGGTTAAAGCTGATGTAGAAAAACACGGCGCAGATAAATTTGTAAGAGAAATACTGCATATATGCCCTAATAAAGGACTGTGCAATTATCTAGAGGCAAGAGAACAAATGGATAGACGAGTTTTAGAGACAAATGATTACTACAACGGACAAGTGCAATGCCGAGTACATAAAACTCATATCAAGAATTTAAAGGTCTAAAATGCCGATAACATCAAACGATATTACGTTTAAAGATATACAATTACTTTCACAGTATAGAGTTCCTGCGCTTCCACCTGCATCATATAGTGTTGCTGCAGTTGCTTCAAATGTGAATGAGGACAGTAGTTTAACATTTAATGTTACTGGTAGTAATATAGTAAACCGCACGTATTATTGGAGAATAAATAATGTTACTACAAGTACTTTAGATTTTGTAGAAATTGCGGGATCTGTAAATGTCGCAAATAATACAGGTTTATTTAGTGTAAATGTAATAGCGGATACCACTATAACAACGTCAGAAGGACCTGAGTCTTTTACCGTGTCTTTAAGAGAAGGCACAACCTCAGGAACAGTTCTCTCAACAAGTAGTCCTATTACTGTTAATGACACCAGTAATACTATAGTAGGTGCATACGGTAGGCTTAGCGAGCTAAAGAGAATTAGAACATTAAATACTACCGATTATGCCCAAAATAAACCATTTTGTTTTGAGGGTTGGTATAAATTCAATAGTCGGGCAAGCTATGCCGGAGATATGTTTGCCCGACCAGATTATAGTTACTTCTTTATTACTTTTTTTAGTAATGGGTTTCCTGGATTAGTTGTAAATGAATCGGCCGGATATTATGGTGGCGTAGACGGCCTTCTTTTGCCTCGCACAATGACAGCAGCAGGTATATTCTCAAACAGTATATCATATCCTCTTACATATAATCCTAATGCATGGAATCATATTGCATTCCAGGGAGATTCGCAGTTTATAGGATTTTATTTAAATGGATATTTAGTTGAATATATAACCAAAGCTTCTTTACCAGCTTCGTACCAATTTGTCTCAGCTACAAGCGATCTTCCGCAGCATTTATGGGGGCGAGTAAACTCTGGAATGTCTCCAGGATCGGTATTTGACTATAGATTCGCAAATTGCCTTGTTTACACTGGTAATTTTACCCCTCCTAATAAATTATTAAGTCTCGGAGGCAATGCGTCAGTATATCCAAGTACTGTAAACGTAAACACTACATTTGCTGCAGCAAATACTAAATTCTCATTTCAAAGTTTTAGAAATACTGGTCCGTATTATTTTGATGCGGACACTACTAAAATACCTAGAACAGATTATGGGTTTGGCCCTAGTGGTGCAGACATGTCTGACCCCTGGGTAAACGGGATCGTTGGTCAACTTATCCCTAGACCATTCTAATTAATCTTAATAAATAATACAAAAGGATAAAAAATGGAAGTAGTAAATGTTTCATTCGGGGGCGGATTAAGTATGCAACTTACACCGGTTGTAGTTGGATTAGCATCTACAACTCCTTCAACCATACTTGAAGGTGATACAATCACCTTAACATTTACAACAAATACACCAAGCGCATATCCATATACAATTTCAGGCGTCACCTCAGAAGATATCGGTGGCGCATCATTGACGGGCACATTTACAGCGAATGGTGAAACAAGAACATATACTGTAACAAATGATTTTGTTACAGAAGGCCCTGAAACATTCTTGATAACATTGGATAATGGACAAGCGGGCGCAGCATTTACAATATTAGATCGATACTTCACATTCACTTCTAATGTTGCGACAGTTTCAGAAACAGGCGCTAACAGTTTTACAGTTACACTGGTTTCCTCAAATTCATTCCCGATTCCGTATACAGTTTCTGGCAATACTGTAGTTGGTGCAGATTTTGTAACTGGCAATGTATCAGGAAATTTCATGTCTAATGGAGAGACCATACTGTTTACTTTAGCTGCAGATAGACTAACAGAAGGTGATGAACCATTTAAATTATCACTAAATCAATATCCAAATGCAAATATTTCAGTAACATTGAATGACACATCTAATACTGGATCTCAAGCTGAATTTACTACTCCTGGTACTTATACTTGGTTTGCTCCTATTGGAGTAACTAGTATCAGTGTTGTTGCAGTTGGTGGTGGTGGTGGCGCAGGAAGCAACAAAGGTGGCGGCGGAGGCGCCTTGGCATATAAAACATCTGCAACAGTTATCCCAGGAACCGCATATTCTGTTGTTGTTGGAGCAGGCGGGCCCAATGCTATTTCTTCCTCTGGTATATCTGGGGAATACAGTTCATTCGGTTCTAATATAGTATACGCATCAGGTGGATTTGGTGCATACATAGGACATGCATCGCGTGGCACTGGCGGCAATGTAATAATCGGCGATGGTGGCGGGTATGGAGGTACTGCGAATGGACAGGGTGGCGGTGGTGCTGCTGGATATTCTGGTAATGGAGGTAACTCTACAGTATATACCGGATTAGATGGTACCGGCGGTGGTGGTGGCGGGTCTGGCTCGACTCGGTTTGCTGGTGGTGGTGGAGGAGGAGTGGGTATTTACGGCGAAGGGTCAAGCGGCCTTGGCGGCTTCGGACAATATCAAGGCGGTTACAATCGAGGACAAGGTGGTTCTGGTGGGTTACCTGCAACAAATATCGCGATGGCCCAAGCAGCAATGTCGATAGGTGGTCTTTATGGAGCTGGCGGTGGCGGCATTCGTTATGACCTATTTGGTCTGAGTGCAGGAGCACAAGGTGGCGCCCAAGGAGCAGTTCGTATTATATGGGGCGCGGGTAGAGCATACCCATCAACAAATACAGCAAACGTATTATAAAAGTTAAAGAAAACCATACAATGCAAATACTAAATGTTTCTATCACCGGTGGTCTTAATTTAGAACTTACTCCGTCTTTTGTCTTCTTATCAACTAATGTACCGACTATTGTAGAAGGAAATACGTTTACAATTACATTCACAACAAATAGACCAGGAGTGTATCCATATACTATTACCGGAATAAATACAAACGATATTAGTAATGCTTCGCTAACAGGTACATTTACTGCTAACGGTGAAACAAGAACATATACTGTAAGCGATGATCTAATAACAGAAGGCAGAGAAACTTTCTCAATAGCGTTAGACAATGGCCAAACATTTGCAACTGTTGGAATAGATGATTCCTATTATACGTTAACAGCAAATGTTGTATCTGCCGATGAAGGTAATGTTTTTAGCGTAACACTTGATACAAATGGTATTCATGCATTGCCTCTTGGATACACAATTACAGGTGGTGTAAGTAGTAGTGATTTTATTGGATCTCCTTCTCTAACAGGTAATTTGACATCCAATGGTCAAGTATTAACCTTTACTGCAAATGCAGACTTAATACTTGACGGTGTAGAATATTTTACAATATCATTAAATAATGGGCGTGCAAATGCAAATGTAATAATAAATGATACAAGCCTAACTCCTCCGGGACAAATAGAATATACAATACCGGGTACCTACTCATGGGTTGCACCGGCCGGGGTATCAAACATCAGCGTTCTTGCGGTAGGTGCAGGTGGTGGCGGATATCAGGGAGGTGCCAGCCGGTATTCAGGCGGAGGTGGAGGTGGAGGCGGCCTTGTCTGGGTAAATAACGTTGCCGTTACTTCAGGAACTACCTATTCAATAACTGTTGGTGCAGGTACTCCTGCTAATAACCCAAGTACTCCTGGCGGTGGAAGTTGGTTTAATTCAAACACCTATATCGCGGCGACCGGCGGCGACTCTGGCAAAGATCAAGTTATCCCTCAGGCCTCCGGCGGGTTTCCTGTTAACAATTCTGGATTTACTGGTGGCGGTGGCAATGGTGGCGCAGGTGGTCCTCACGCTGGTGAGTATTCTGGTACAGGGGGTGGTGGTGCCGGTGGTTATAGCGGAAACGGTGGAACTGGATCGCAAGGTGCATATGGCTACTCCATAACTTCAACCGCCGGCTCGGGTGGCGGTGGCGGTGGCGGTGGTGCGACCACTAACGCCCGTTGGGGGTCGGCGGGTGGCGGTGTAGGTATATACGGTCAAGGTACAAACGGAGCGGCAGGCGGCGTCGGCGAAGGTGGATACGGCGGTTCTGGCGGCAGCAATGGCGGGAACGGCCCTACTGCTTTGGGTGGTAGCTTTGGAGGTGGAGGTGGAGGTGGAACTATTAATAGTCCATCATATACTGCAGGTCCAGGTGCAAATGGTGCAGTTCGACTAATGTGGTCAGGATATAATCCTACATTCCTAGCTAGAGCGTATCCATCAACAAATACAGCAAACGTATAAACGTATAAGGAGAAAATAAAAATGGAATTATATATTAGAATCGCAGACGGTCAACCAGTTGATCATCCTATTTTAGGGGAAAATCTTAGACAAGCATTCCCGCATATTGATACAAATAATTTACCTGCAGATTTTGCAAGATTTATTCGTGTACCAAGACCAATCCCCGCGTTATATCAATACGTAGGTAGTGCGCCAACTTATCAATGGGTTGATGGAGTCGTAACAGACGTATGGGAAGTTCGAGATATGACAGCTGAAGAAAGAGCAGCAGTTATTGCACAAGCTATGCAGTATCAACCATATCCGTCATGGACATTTTCCGAAGAAACTTGTATGTGGAATCCACCTGTTCCATTACCAGAAGATGCAAGTACAGAAAAAGGATATTATTGGGATGAGCCAACATTATCTTGGATTGCACAAACACCCGTAGCAGAAGTATGAGTGCGAGTCCACAATTATTTGAAATGGGTTACTTCGGTAACATCTGGGTTAGGCAAAATGTTTTAAGCAAAGCTGGCGAATCAGCCGGGGGACACAAACATAAGTTTGATCATATATCATTGCTAACATCTGGTAAGATTAAAATTGAAGTTGAGGGCAAAAAACCTAAAGAGTTTACTGCGCCGACTTTTATTGTTATTCGTAAAGAACAAAAGCACAATATAACTGCATTAGAAGACAATACAATATACTATTGCGTATTCGCTTTGCGTGATTTAGATGGCGAAGTCATGGAAATATTTGGACCACAGCATGATCCAAATTGTTCAAATTTAGTACCAGACGACTATTGGGATAAAGTCGAAAAGGTCAAAGACTTATAATTATCGATTTCGTATAATTAAATCATTAAGATTGCGGGCAATACTAATGCCCCAATCTTCATTTATATCCCAAGCTTCTTCCCACTCATCAGGTGCGTCTTCATATTCGACTCCGATGAATCCTTCTATAGCATGAGCAAACATCTGACCAAATGCCATTTCAGCAATGGTTCCATTCTCAGTTATGCATTTGCCTGCAATCTCTCTAACTAAATCAACATTTGAAGAACCTTCAAAGCATTCTTCGATCTCGTCATCTGTAAAGTTATTTAGAATATTTGTCATTAGTATACTCCATGATAGATTTGTAGCACAGCAATCACAATAGCTGCAAATGCTATGAATATAAATGATAATGCGGGTTTAATTTTTTCCATAGAACCTGTCTTTAATAGCTTTAACTGCTTTAGCCTTAGATGCGTCTGCTATACTAACAGTAAATGATGTATATGCATGATGTGTGTCTGATTCTTCTACAGCATCAACGCATTCTGCAACGATTAATTCAACTAGGTTCTCTAGTTCTTTAGTATAATCGCAAGACCAATCAATTCCGTCTCCGATTTCTTCTTCACCCCAAAATACAAATCCTGCTTCTTTTGCTATGTCTTCAATTAGTTGTTTCATCTAAAAACCTCATTGGTTCTGTTATGCCAAGTGCCTTATCAATATGGTGTAAGGTGGCATGAATGTTTTCTTTATAATAAATGCCAATGCCTTTGCCCTTTTCAAACCAATCGTCGATGTTAGACATCTTATCATCGATCAGCATATCCCCAGGCTTGCACCATTTCCATTTATCAGTACTAAATGGTCCAAAGTTTACTTTGTAACCAGGAAAGTATTTATCAATCCATCTTTCCTTATCAGATGAAGCAGTAGGCACAGACTTCTTACTAGGCAAAGCTGTTAAGAATTCTACTTTATATTCATCTTTAAATTGTGAGCAATATCCCACAAGTGTTGTAGCATCTTTGAGTAATGGTAATTGAAAATATACATCTTCAATAGCACCAATCGTAGACCATTCTT